CTTGCTGTCGGCGGTTCGCAGGTTCGGCAGTTTGATGATCCCGTCGATCCGCTCCAGGGCGCGCAGGTCGTTTTTCACGTCCACGTCCCGGGGGATATCGATCGTCTGATCTTCGAACGACTGGACAAACGGCCCCATATGATCCCGGTACCAGGCGTTGTTGAGCATCACCTGCACGATGATGTCATGGCCGTACTTGTCGGCCGTGTATTCGGCCAATGTGGCCCCGTTGCCGGTGGCGTCCATGGCCCCGCACCGGAAATTCGGGAGCCGGTCGATCATGCGCCACAGGATCTGTTCCTGCTGGCGGGTGGGGACGTTTGCCATCTCGATCATAAACGGCACCCGTCGGGTGAGATCCTGCTCGATCGATGCCGGGGCGGTCACGGCAAAGTCCCGGTGCCGGGCGTAATCTGATCCGAAAACATGTTCCCGGCTCCGGTCAAGCCCATCCAAAAGCGGGTCAAGGTTTCGGCGTATCCAGGCATCCGCCCAGGACATCCGATACTGCGGGTCCCTGGCCGCAAATTCGTTGTCCAGGGTCAGGCGCAGGATCGGCCGGACCTCTTTCATGCAGTTGGTGATCAGGACGCCGGGGATCGCCACGCCGGAGCCTTCCCTGGGGATGGCGTCGAGTTCCTCGCGCATGGCGGCTTTGTTGGCGCCGTAGGCTTTGCGGACCTTCTCGTACCACGCCTGTTTTGTTTCCGGCGTCGGCGTCCACCCCTTCATCATACAGACCCGCTCGTAGAGCCCGTTTGCCACCGCATCATCGAAGGTGACCGTAAAGACCTTGAAGGCGTACAGGCCGGCCCGGGAATCTTCCACCAGCTGGTTAAACGGGCTCTTGGCCGTGTTGTGGGTGGAGATGATTCGGACCTTGCCGCCCCAGATGATCAGCGCGAGTGCTGCATCGATGACCGCCTGGACGTTTCGGTGGAAGGCGGCCTCATCGATGTCGACAATTCCTTGCAAGCCCCGGATGTTGGCCGGATTTGATGACAGAGCCACAATCTGGAACCCGGAAGCGAACCGGATGCGGTAGGCGGTAATGTTTTTGGTGCTGCCGTCCGCCTGTTGGTCCTCGAAAAGAAACATTTCGATGCCGCGCCACCCTTCGGCCATGGCGGACGCCATGACCTTGGCGAAATGGGCGCAATAGCCGATGAACTCCAGGCCCTTGTCTTTCGTATCACCGACGTAGAAGACGTTGTCTCCGCCGGCGGCCTTGGATGATGCCGCCGTGATGGTATCGTCTAATGCGGTGGCAAATGTGATGCCGGTCCGCCGGCCTTTTTCGGCCAGGTTGAGATCATACTCATGGATCTGCCGGACCCATTCCTGCTGGTGGGCCATTAGCACGCCTTCATCGAGCGGATTGTATCCCGAGGGAATTTCCCGGACAGATGCCGGAAGTTCATCCCAGCCGATCACCCGTATGGTGTCGCCCGGCGCTTTTGCCATCTACTGCACCCCCAGGACCTGGCGGCGCCAGAAGTCCGCCTGCTCGGCGGTAAGTCCCTGGGCCTTGGCGGTCTCATCCACCCGCTCGGCGGCTTCGGCCAGCGCTTTTTTCCGGATCTCTTCCTCGCGTCGGACGTTTTCACTTGCGGCCTTTTCGAGCTTCTCGATGGCAATCGACAAATCCTTGAGCATCTTCGGCTCGACCACGCCATCGCCTTCGGCCATCTTCATTGCCGATTCAAACGCTAACGTTCTCACCATCTCGTTTAGTAATTTTCCGACTTCGCCCTGGGGTTCTGCGCCCAGCTTGCCGATCCACATCCTGGCCACCTCGCGGCTCTGTCTGAGCTTGGCGCCGACTTCTTCCATCTTGGCCGCGTACCGGTTCACCGAGCTTTTGGAGAGTCGATCCGGATGCCGTTTTTCCTCCAGGATGGCATTGATCCGCGCGGTCGCATCGAGCTGGGTGACGCGGGGATCTCGGAGCAGCTCCTGGAGCTGAACCCGAATATCGTCCGGCAAACGGTCAATGGAGGATTGCTGATGTTTCGCCATCGGCTACCCTCTCGGCCCCGGGCGTTTGACGCCGGGCACAATGGTCCGGCCTGCGGCCACATCCGCACCCCTGCCGGTGAGGGAGGCTACGTCTACCGAGGCGACATGTTCGACAGTGACCAGTTTTTGTTCGGCCAGCCAGGAAAGCTCGGTCCGCACGCGGTCCCGGCTGACTTTATGCCCGAACATCGCCAGGATCGAATGGAGGACCGATTCATTCAGGCTGTATCCGGCGTCCTCTTCGAGTGCGCGGAGGATGACCAGGCGGATGTCTGCAGTAATCAGATCAGAATAGCTCTTCATCCCTTGTTCCTGTTGTTGAGTAAGTGTTCGTTCATCAGGTCGACGGCCCGCCGAAGGCCGGTCATCGTCCCGACCAGTTCGTGCACGTCACCGTGCAGGGCTTCGATCCGGCCTGAAAGGGCCGCCATATCATGATGGGTCGGCATATGGTTGACATCGGACTCGATCCTGGTGATTCGATCACCATGCCCGTCAAGCCGGCTGTTTATTTTGGTTTTAAACGTCTTTAAATTCTGATCGGTCACCCGCTGCCGTCCGGTAATCCAGACATATATGCCGATTAGGACTGTGCCGGCGATCTGGACGATATCCACCCAGGCCCGTATGGCGTCATAGTTGATATTCACGCTAACCTCCGTTCGTGTGCTGCCTGGCATCCGATGCACCGGGTGCAATCGGGCACCGCCTCACGGCGGGCTTTCGGGATCGGATCGCCGCAGCCCTGACAGAAACAGGGTGTAGGGGCGGACCTGAGTGTCCGCCCTTGTCCGGATAGGCACGCAGGTCCGCCCCTGCGCCCCTGGACCACTTTCAGTGATTCGGCCAGAAACCGGTCGGCCATGATCTGTGCGTGATCTGCTTCATCCATTTACTGTGCTTCCTTTCGTTCCTGCCGGCACCGTTCCAGTTCCCCGGTGATCCATGCCTCGTATGCGTAGCGTTCCTGCAGCCATGCCGGCGTGACCTGGTAATTGCCATCCGGAAGCGCGATTACCTGCTTATCTGCCGGGATCACCACCAATTCGACTGGCGGGCTTTTGCGGGACCCGCATCCGGTGAAAAGCGATGCTGATATGAGCAGCATCGCCATCAGCCAGGGCACGATCAAAACGTTTGGTTTTCTGTTGGTACGGAGTGTCATTTGATTTTTCATCCAGCCAGGCAATGAGAATCGGTATAAGTACGGCCACCAGTTTGATAAGGGCTGCGATCATAAAACCATGCCGCCGGTGGCGCCGGCGCCCTTGAGCCTCGGCAGCAAGGCTTCGACATATTCTTCGGCTTGCTGGCGGGTGAGCCTGGGGGCGGCTTCGAGAACCTTGGAAACGGCCAAGTCGAGTTTTTTATTGCTCGAAAGCGTCAGATTCGAATTTTTCATCATCTTGGCCGCTTTTTCTTCGGCAAGCGTGATCCCCTTGTAGGCGGCCCGCTCGATGACGTCCTCGTTTTCAACGAGAAAATCCAGGTGGTACTTCCTGCCGATCTTGACCACGGCCCAGCCGACCAGGGCGACCAGCACGGCGTTGAGCACCGGGAATAAGATCCCATCGAGAAAACCGGCGACGGCGCCGGATAGTGGGGTTTCTGCCAGGGCAGGCATGGGCAGGGCGAAAAGGACCAGGACGAGCATGGCGGCAAAAAGAAATGCGAGTCGTTTCATTTAAAGATCTCCTTTTAGATAAAAGTGGTGTAGGGGCGGACCTGCGTGGCCGCCCGCCTAAGATTCGAGGCGATTGAGCCAGCCGGCCCGCTGCAGGGGTTTGCCCTTTTTATAGTGGCAGTAGGCTTCGCCTTTTAACGCGGAAAGAAGGGCATTCGGATACGGGCAGGCGCGCAGCACCCCCAGGGTGTTCGGCCCGATAATGCCGTCGACGATCAGCGGTTTGCCGCCGATGAGGCGAGCCACCTTCCGGCGCCAGGCGGCGGCCCGATGTGCCGGCACCTCTCCGGTACAAACCGTATTGGCAGCCCGCTGGAGGAACTTGACGGCCGTACGCTGGCCGCAATTCACACCCAAATCGAAAAGCCGGATGGCCAGTTCGGGATAAACGTCGGCGACCTGATCAATACCCGGGGCCTGCCAGTAATCGCTGCGGTAGATGCGGATGGCGTCTTCTTTGGTGAGATTCTTGATATCCAGGTGCGGATAAGCCCGCTGGCTGATGCCGTACCGGGTCAACCCGCCGGGATCTTCCTGGTCATTGACCAGGCGGGCTTTTTCCCAGCTAAGAGTTTTTGCGACGGCCACCTGGAAGGCGGATTCGGAAAGGGATTTCTGCATTCTGACCTCGCTTCGATTGATCCCCTGAATGGTTCTTCCCGGGGGCCGCCGGTCGGCCCCCGGGTGAATCAGGGAGGTAAATCATGTCAGGGTCAGAATAAAAAAACGGCCGCGATAAATCGCGGCCGTTTGGCGGGGTTTGGCATAGGTTAGCTTAGCTTAGGCTTAACACGCCTTGAATTAAATCAATCTTCTTTAATCCCTTCTGCTTCTCTACGTGATTTAATTTCGTGTTCTATCCTTTCTTGATGCAATTGAAGCAGGGCAGATGGAAGTTTGAAAGATAAAAGGATCGCATTTATTGAAATGAGCAAATATATTCTTTCTATCCATTTTTCTACAGAAAAAGGTATTTGATCTTTTATAAGTGTACTGATAAAAATTGTAACCAGAGCGCCTAAATACAATATAAACAGCCATTTTTGACGGACCAATCTCGTATATATTATATCGCTTCCGAGTCTTGCAATTCTCCATCCTCCAGAAGGAAGTGATGCTGGATCACCAATTATTGCCATTATCGCAACCAAAAAACCCGCTAAAATAGAAAACACCGTGACGATTATATTGATTGCCTCATCATTCCCATGAATTAGAGGTTGACCAAAATAAGAGCCAAGGCCGCTAAATAAAAAAACAGAAAGGCCATATTTAACTTTCTCTTTATCTATTTCAGAATTCATTGTGCGATTATGCCAGTACCTTGAAGTTGATAATAATATTCTTCAAGCTTTTCCCATGCATTAGCCCTATCAAGTGATTTCCCGAATTTTTCAATTCGGTATTTCTCCGAAACCCTCACATCATTTGCAGAAATCTCATTATTATCCCATGTTACTATTTTAAACCCATCGTCAGGATCTTCATCAGTCTCCTGTAAAAGCTTTTTCGATGCTTCGGCTAATCGTTTTTTTCCAATTATTCCAAAATCAGGTTCTTTTTGATGTTTCATCGCTTCCTTGCCATTGAACCTAATGATTACTTTGACGTTAATGTTTTCTTTTTCTTGTATTTCTTTAAGCGTTGCATCTTTCGAAAATATTCTCTTTATTTGGTCGGCTACAACTCTTTTCAAGGCGTTAACACTGTTCCCCTCTTGTGCCTTAACATGCTCTATGCTCGCTTCATACAGTGAGGAAGCTAACTGTATCTCTTTAACTCCATTTTTATTAATCATTTTTATTTTATCGATTTTTGCAACTCTTTCAAGTTCAAGAGTCCTTGCCGTTTTTTTCTTTCCCATCTTTTCCAATATTTGTAAAAAATATGCAAGTGCCACATTCTCTCTGGCGCCAGATGGGCATAGCAGAACATCATTGTCTTTAACCAAAGCGAATAAGTCCCCTTCCATAAAATCACTACCAGGAGGAGCACTGGCTTCTTCTATCTTGGCCACCAAATCATCTGATGGTTTGGACACTGTTGAAGTCGGTTGACCTGGAACGTAAGAAACAATCTGAAGATATAGCCCTGTGTTTTTACATTTTTTATAGTGAGCCCCAGATATTTCAAATCCTCCAACTCCGCCAGGAAAGGTTCTTGAAGCAGTAGTGTGAAACTGTTCGTGAGCTTTTAACAGGTACGATTCCAAGGTCCTTGCGTTTGATCCTGAAAATACCGCACGCCGATAGTAGATTTTTTTAGTTTTTGTTTTTGGTTTATCAGGCATATAAAAGTCCTTTTAAATTCAATTATTATGTTCCAATTTTTTGTTTAATGGAGTAACTGATATCTATAATTAAAAAAGCTTTAGATTGTCAACTTTAAGTACGAAAATTTCATTATGAATTCTTATCAGTTGCCTAAATTTATCATTCTGTGGTTGATTTTATTATTTCCGGCGTACGTCAATGCAAAATACACTCATCCCGAAAAGTGGTACAATAATAAATATTGTAATGGCAAAATTGAGTATATAATGCCAGACCGTACCCGCTGTGATTGCCTGACGGATACCCATGCAATAGAATATGATTTCGGGAAAAAGTGGGCCGAAGCAATTGGGCAATCTTTGTACTATTCACTGCAAACAGGAAGGCGTGCCGGTATTGTTCTAATCATTGACGACCCCGAAGAGATCCGTTACTGGATACGCCTCAACTCGACTATAATACATTTCAAATTACCGATCGATACTTGGAAAGTGCATAAATAATTTCCACTTTCCAAAAAACATATAATTAAAAATTATTGGAATACTTCAATGCCCAAAGGGAATTTGACGTTGCATGAATTGACTGGAATGCTAAGTCTTGACGCAGAAGTTATCGATTTAGAAAATCATGATGGAAAGATTATTCCTGTAGTAAAAGCATACGATGATGAGAAAGTCCATCTTCATTTTTGGTGTATTCATTGCAGGAAATGGCATGTACATGGACGAGGTGGCCCAGATGCGCCATACGAAGAAGGGCGTGGTGGATATGCGGGTCACAGAACCGCACATTGCACCGCTGACAATTCGCCCTTCAGAGTCAATGGTGTAATTTTGCATGTTGTCGGCAAGTTTGATGATTCCATTCGGGAAAAGCACAGAAAAGGCACTCCTCTACATTGCCCTAAATGCCGCAGAGAATATTCAGCTGCATTAAACGCCTGCAATTGTAAAGCAAAATTTATAAATAAGAGACGGGCATCCAGTCATCCTAAAATGGCCAAAAATTACCAGGAGAGAATAAGATAAGAAATCAATAATAAATTTGCATTAATAACCTTAAAACCCCGGCAGATCCATCGTTTGTGTATCCGCCGAATGCTTCCGCTCCCAGGTCCGGTTCCGGGCCAACCAGGAAACAAGTTCATCATACCGGACCCGATAGTGCCCCCGGAGCATGTAGGAGTCGATCGTCCAGGGGCGCACGGGGCGTTGTGTGAGCGGGTCGAGGTCATGTTCAACCACGTACCGCCACCATGTCCGTTCCGAGATTTCCAGTATCTGGCAGACCTCACGGCGGGTATATGAAGGACGCTTCGGAAGTTTGGCCACCTTAAGCATTCCATCCAGTTTCTGTACGGCTGTTTCATGATCCATCATTTTGCCTCCCGGATGCTGCAAATGTTTTTGCTTCCAATTTCGCCAGTGCCAGCACGCTCGGCTTCAGTACATCCGGCGAATCTTTGTAACCATGTTTGTTGAGCCTGAGCAACTCTGCCCGTGATATGAGCATCAGGTTTTCCAGGGCGGTGTTGGTTTTATCGCCGTCCCGGAAAGCCAAGATCATCCCTTCCGGCACCGGACCGTTTGCCTGCTCCCAGATATGCACGTGCTTGTGCTTGTACCGGGTCGGAAATCCCGTGTGTGGATCAGGCTCCGCAACTTTTATCAGGGTGTAACCGTCCTTGCTGTCGATGCGCTCCGATGCAAGCGGTTTCCGGTTCGGCGGCACATTGCCTTTCTTGAAACTCGTAATGTTGCGGCCGGTCAAACCTTTGCCTTTCGTGCCGGTATTCCACGGCTTGTGCCCTGGCTCAAAACGTCCGGTTCGCCCGGAGGTAATCCCTCTGTTTTTTACGAATGCCTTTATTTGGCTTTCCCGCATATCGGTCTTGTATATGGTATTGAACAGCCGGGTCAGGTATTCGATGCTGTTTCCGGTATAATTGTTGCGAAGAAACCGGGCCTGCTCCGGAGTGAAGATACGGAGTCGCTGGATCAGGCGATACTTATGGGAACGGCCGCATTTGATTTTGCGTTTTTTGAGTGCCGCCTCGATCATCCCATCCGTCTTTTCCGTCCCGAACGTTTTGTTGAATGCCCGAGTAAGGTCCCTGACGTGCATGGCCTGGTATCCGGCATTTAGGAATTCAATCTGTTCCGGCGTATATCTAAACCGATTCGTCATAGCCTTCTGCTCCCAGCATTTTCGGTGGATTCTTTATAAGTCCGTCATTAATGGCTACTTGTGCATCCAGCGCCAGCCTGGCATTGCTGATGATCTGAGAGGCAACGGCTGTAATTGCTTTGGACCTCGAAATCTCCACGGTCAGCTTTTCCCCGCTGAGTTCCTCTTCGGATAAACGTTCCATCTGTGCGAACAGGTGGTTGTTCAAATCGATCAGTTTATTTTTCAATTATACCCCCTATCGGTGACCATTATTTACACTCCCCGGACAAATCCCAGCCTTCCCGCTGCGCCTGCTTCCGTAGCGCGGTTATGATCTTATACAGGCTTCCGGCCGGCACCCAGGTCACCCGCTCCACCTTGCAGATGCGCTTTGCAATGCCGTCGGCATAGGCCCAGGATTTGCCGCCGACCGTGAGCAGCGCCTCGATCTTTTCAAGTTGCGCGGCCCGGCTTTTCCGGCGCCAGTGGGCGCCTTGCCTGTCCGCATTTTTCGGCCGGCCTTGTGATTTTCTGGAGACCGGCTTGAAACCGGAAGCATACAGGTGGTCGAGAACAGCATGACGACCTGCGGCTTCCAGATCGGCGGCCGAGTGCGCACCGCCGTGTGTCTGAAGCATTTCCCGGTAGGCCTCGCTTTTCGTGTCGATCCCGATCGCCTCAGCGCCGATGTGGATCTTTGCGATTTCGGCCAGGCGCCGGATTTCGGCAGGGCTTTTTGGCGTCTTTGTTTTAATGGATTTTGCTTTCATCGTTTCCGGCCTCCTCTAATTTGTCATGCCGGTGCAGGCCGGCATCCAGTTCCTCAATTTCCCCGATCTTCTGGCTGTATTGTGGCAAATTGCTCGGCAGTGTCGGGTGAATGCCATCATGCCGCAACTCGCCATTGTCGATCTTGTTAATGAGATTCACGGAAATAGCCGCCGTCTGGAGCAACCGCTTTTTCAGCTCCACTTTCCAATGCGGATTGGACATGTCGATCGCATCGACCTTTTCCAAACGTTTCCGGAACATCCGTTTAAATTCCTCCAGGCCGATATCCCGGTTCATTTTGGACCAAAGGAATTCCTGTATGATCCTGGCCGCCTCGATGACTTCAGCGATGGTCTGTTTTTCGTGTACCATTTTCACATTCTCCATCATGGCTACCAGAGATAAGCCCCTACCTCTGCGTTGAAGGTCCGATGCAGACGGGACGCCGGCATTTCACAACGCGATTCTTCACGTAATTCCTTCGCCCAATCTCTCAGCATCTGCTCTGCCTTGCCTCCGGGCACAAATCCGTGCCGGTGCAGATCGTTCAAAACCTCGGTGATAAACAGCTTGTCGTCTTTTGCTTTTCCCATGATTTATCTCCCGTACTCGATGTTTACTGGCTTGCATCATCAGGCCGGCGGCACCACCCGCCGGCGATCCCGGACTAATCCGGGATTTCGCTTAATTTCAGTAACAGGCCAGGTCGGACTCAAAAACCTTCAGGATTTTCTTTGCCTTCTTCTTCCGTTTGTTCCGCTGGCAATAATCCTCCAGGATCTCGATCAGATCCTGGCAGGTTTCTTTATCCGCCAGGATCATGTGCATCCCGGTTTCTTCTCCTTTTTGAACCATGCGCGCCACTTGCAGCATGCCGCCTCCATTCAAACTATATGCCGCCGGTTTCCAGCAGCTGTATATCCTTGAAAGTCCGCTCGTAATGCTTCCGGATGCTTCCGACGCTGTTCCAGAAGGGCGTGAAAGAATGCATCTTTTTGTCCGGGTCGATTTTCAGTTCCTTTAATGTTTTCTTGCGGATGCGTTTAAACCGCTTACGTTCCTTCTGGGTGTAAACGAATCTGGATTGCGGCCGGAGAAACATGGATTCCGGCGCTTCATGACTTGGCAGCATCCATGCGCCTTTAAACGTACCGTCAACGTATGTCATAATTCCGAGGCGGTTCTTGGTGATCAGGCCGCGTCGGAAGGTGACCTCCCGGCCGTCGACCTTCAATCTTATTCGCCCGAAGACACCGGATAGCGCCTGCTCTACTCTGTCCCATTCTTCACGGTTCATCCCGACTGCCTCCCCTCCTTATCCCTGTATGGATCGCCTGATCCATTCGTTTATGGCCCGAAGCCGTTGCTCCCATCCGGATGACAGGCGCTCCCTGACAAATCGGCAATAAAGGCCGTTGACCAGGTCGATGACCTGGTCAACCAGGTAGATCCGCTCCAGAACGGCCCCTTCGACTTCGTCTTTTTTCTCCAAGTTGCCGGTCTGCGGGCACTTAAGGCTGCTGATATTAAGGCTTTCCCCTTTGATGGTAAACCGCCATTCCAATTCACCTTTACGGTAAATCAGGTGCATTTCGGTAACTTTGCCGCCTTTGTTCAGTGCGAGCAGTCCTTCTTCCAGGCCGGCACCGTCGCCGCGAATGGTAAGAACCTCCTCTCTGTTGTGCCGGCAGTTTTCAATCACGATCCGGCTGCCGATTGACAAGGTCATAATTTCGGAATCGGCACCATCTTCGCGGATATCGTTGTCGATCCGATGCCACATCCAGGTGAGGAATTCGTGTCCGAGGAACTTGTAACGGTTGTAAGCAACGGCGATATCAAGCATTTTGCCCTCCGTTGAATGTCGTTTGGGTGATCTTGTGCAGGCAGTCGCGTTCCGTATTCGAAATCCATGGGGCGAGTTCGGCTGCGGTATAGGGGAATATGCGGATCAATCTTGCCAGAAAAGACTTGTGAAACAGGGTTTCAAGCTCCTCGTTGGCCTCCTTCTGGTTGGAAAAGAACCAGAGATCATTCGCATCGTAATTCCACACGACATCAAAGATATTCGGCGTGGCCGGCATCCGGATACAGAGCCGGTGAAGGACGTTGTCTTTGATATCCCGTTTCTCGTTTCGTGAGATTCGGTCACGGCCGGTTTCAGCCAGGCGTTTTGCAATCGCGAGGTTCACCTCTTTGTTTGTGACTTTCGCCTGTATCGGCTTTTTATCGATCCGAATGGAGAAAACCAGGAAGGTTCCAAAACAGATATTGGACGCATCGAAATCCGGCCTGTAAGGCTGATCCGCACAGGTCCATCCGACGCTTTTGTGAACCGGATCATTTTCGATTTCCTTTATGCGGTATTTCTTAAGGCCGTTCCTGACCGTTTCCATGAAAGGCTCAGCGATCCGGCCGTCAACTTTGTAACGCGTCAATGACACCGCAGACGATAAGAGTTGCAACATCGGGCCACCTCCTTTAAAGAGCTGCGAGATCCAGGTTGATCTGTTTGTAACTGCCGTCACCCTGCCGTTTGTAAATTCGGACATAAGACTTGCTGCCGGACACCTGGATGCTCTCGCTGATGGCGTCCATGGCCTGGCGCCATTTCGGGTCCGTGATGTTTAACCGGCGAAGGCCGAGGATGCGGTTCGTGTTGATCTTGCCCTGTTTATCCACGTAAAAGGCGTCGTTGATCAGCGCCTTGATTTCGTCCCGGCTCCCTTCGCTCCAGTCCTGGATGCATGCATCGATCAGCTCCTTGGCAACCTGGAGCCGTTCGTCAAAAGCGATATAGTCACTGATGGCCCGGACCACCCGGTACTCGCCATCATAGGACTGGAGCTGGACGTTTCCCTTTTTGCCGCCGAACTTCACGCCGAAGCGTTCGGCCGAAAGCTGGACAAACGCCTCGATATCGGCCATAACACCGGCCTTGAAATCAGCCAGTGCCTTGGAATGCTCGGTTGCCTTGTCGACGATCTCGCGGACCAGGTCGTCACGCGTCCGGTCGATCTCGGTGACCATTTCCTCCGGGACCAGGCGGCCCTGGTTGTCCTTCATGTACCCCTGCGGGATGTTGCTGTTTTGCATCGCTATGCTCCTTTTTCACTTGAATGGTTGAGATGAACGACCGACCGGTCACCTGTTTCCGTGATCCGCAGACCGTTGCCTTTTTTCATCTCTTCATAGAGCCGGTCATACCCTTCCGGATCGGTGAGGTATCCGGCAAACGTAAGTCCCAAAACCTGACCGATCTGTCTTCCGAGGAAGCGATCGGCCAAGAGGTTGAGTCGTTCGTCCGTCATCACGGTCACATCAATATTTGGTTGCATGGGTTCTCCTCTCGCACTGCCGGCAGGCTTTATAAAGCCGTACCCTCATCGCGTTGGTGGCCGAAAACGGCCGGTTTCTGGACTCCAGGCATTGGGCCAGCGGCACCTCTCCCATTACGGGGCAATTAACTGAATCGGGGCCGTACTCGGCCGCAACCCGCTCCAGGATAATTTCCGGGTTGCCGGCATAGGTTCCTCTCAACACCTGGTTGATGGCGGCAGCACTTCTGCCGACCCGGCGCGCCACCTCCGCCTGGCTGGATGCGGCCACTGCCGAGCGGAGCAGCTCCAGACGGTCTTTACTCGTCATCGTCGCCCCCTTTCGGCCAGACGACTTTCTCTATATTCGGATCGTAAACCTTGCGCCCACGGCCATTGCTGCGAAGCATCGGCGGTTTCGGTCCGGTATACCGGCTGGCCTGGAACCGGTACCGGGCACGGGTGCTGCGGGTAGCGGGTTGAGTCCGGAAGACATACCCGGCTTTTTCCAGGTAATTCAGGTAAACCTTGACACTTGATTCGGACACCTGGTTGGCTTCCGTGCTGGCGAACACCGTCAGTCCCCGAACGGTAAACTCCCCTACAATCCGCATAGTGCGCCACATCTGTTCCCGGCCGACGCCGACCGTGTTCGGCGAGCCGTCTCGTTTAACCACGGGCGGCTCGATGCCGCAGTCCTTAACGAGGCGGTAGGTGTCCGACGGGTGCCGCTTTTCTGCGGTCATTGCCTCGCCGGTGCGTTCCAGGTGGCCGGAATTGACCCAGGAGAGAATCAGGTCCCGGACGGTCGTCTTCTTAAGCTCGGTTTCAAGAAATATGTCATGGATCGTAAAGCGGTCGGCATTACGCCGGATCGCCGTCCACACGATTTCCCTGCGTTTTGCAGTCGTAAGCGATCGCTTTTTTCTCGCGTTTGCCATTTGCTATATTCTCCTTGCCGGTGCTTCACCGGTGAAAAAAGAGCGGCTACCCCACTGTTTGGCGTCAATTTCATCCAGCCCGGAAGAAAGCGCTTCGCCGGCCACGCGTTCCAGATTGACGCAGATCCGCCGGGCCGATCCGTGGGATGCCTTGTGGAGATCCGTCATTAAGTCATCGGCAATCTTCACCTGCCGGCAGTAAAGGCGTGCCAGGTGCCGGGCGTCCTCAAGATCGCAGGGCTGGGCCGGTACGAAGTCGAGAATCCGGCCGTGAAAGCGCTCCCAACGCTCCAGCTTTTTCGGCAACCGTTCCTCTCCGATGAGCAGGATCGCGGCCCCGGAGCCTTCGTACAGGTCCCGGATGATCTCCACTGCCGACTTGTCGACCAGGTGATCCATTTCGTCGATGATCAGGGGCCGGCCGGACTTGGCGAGCTGCTCGCAGATCACATCCGTCATCTCGTAAATGGTTTTCGGTGCGGGGATGCCGATTTCTTTGAGGATCGCCATGAGCGTGGCCTTCTTGGTCCAGGTGCTCTTGCACTCGATGTAATAGGCCCGCTGGCGGTTGGCCGTGTAGGCGGCTGCCGTCGATTTGCCCCAGCCGGACGGCCCGTAGAAGACCACCATGCCCGGCAGGTGATAGCTGCGGTTGACGGCGCGGTCGAGAGCCCCGGCGCACAGACTGATGTTGGTAAGGGGGGCGACGGTGTTGCAAAATTCCGGATTTTGTGACATGCTTCCTCCTGTAAACGCTTTCGTTTATGCCCTTGTAAAGGGCGCTTCAGTAAGGGCCGTGGGGTCAGCCATGGCCCTTTTTCTATTTGGCGATGCGCTCCGGCGTATCCGTCCCGCCTAATTCTTCTTCAACGGAGCGAAATGCCTTGTAATAAGGGTCTTTCCGGAAACTCTCCATAAACCGGTGCTCCCGGTCGGAAATCGACTCACCTGCGGCATGGCGCCGTTCCAGTTCCCGGCACAACCGGTATTTGCCCTTGGCATCATGCGGGATTTCCAGGACGTTTTTGGCGGCGGTGCGTGGCGTCGTTGCCTGCTCCTGTTGCATTTCGATGGCAAGGCGGTTTCTGGCCTCGATGATTTCCGGCGCCGGGTGGATATCGATGACCGTGTTGCCCCGGCGTTCAAGCTCTATTTCTTCGAGCTGCTGTTGCTTGAGCTTGGCCCGGCGCTTGGCGCGGTTGTCTGCGGCCTCCTCGATGGCCGATTGCGGATAGTAGCTGCTCTTGTTCTTTTCGAATCCGGCGCGGCAGATCAGCCGTTCATCCAGGTCGCGGACATAAACGAACGAACCATCCTGGGGTTCGTATTCGACAAAGACCTCCTCTCCGGTGTAGTGCTTGAGTTCGCCGTGATAGTAGACGTTGTTAAACAGCCGAACTTCTCCACGGTTGGTGGTCTTGATCACCCGGGGCCGGAACAGGTCGGCAAGCTCATCGGCGGTCACCTGGTCCGGCATCCAGTTGCGCGCAAGGAACAGGTCCCACATTTCATTCGGTGTCATGTGACGGCGCCGTCCGGCTTCATCTGTGATCTTTGGCAGTTCGGAATGGGGACGGTTGTTGTACCTGTCAATGGCTACCGACGCGGCAAAGTCCAGGAACATCTCCCAGCTCATGAGCATCTCGGATGTACCGGTCTTCCGAACATCCTTGTCGAGCTGCCGGGTGGTCTTATGCAGCACGGCGCCGTCCATGGTCTTGCCGGTATACGTTGGCAGCTTCTTGGCAGCCCGAATCCAGCAGGATTTCTGGAACCGTTCAATCAGTCCCCGCGCCTGGGTATTACCCTTGCGACCGGTTTCAAAAGTGATCCCCAGCCGGGCGTACCGGCCGAATGCCGGGTGGGAGTTGACATGGGCTGTGTTGCCGGAGCCAGGGTCGGTGTAGAAAATATAGGGGATGCCGGCGTTCTGAATCGCATGACGGAGGGCGTCTGCCACGGTTTCCGCCGACTCGGCAAGCCCGGCACTCCAGCCGATCGCCTTGCGTGTCGCGCAGTCGACCACCGCGCATACCTCTGGGTGAAACGGGCGGCCGTGGGCCGGGTGGGCCACTTTCGCCTTGAAACTGTGGCCGTCGCAGGTGACCACATCCAGTGGCATCAGTTCGTCGGTGGAGCGCCGGCGCATCGGCATCAGCGACCGCAGATCGTTTCCGGTTCTGCGCCCCCGTTCCTGATCCACATTGCTCAGCTTCTTTAAAAATCGGTAGCACTGGCTTTGAGACGGCATGTCGATTCCGGGCGGCAGAACCTCTTCCAGATCTTCCAAAGCCTCCGAAACGGAAGGTTTTGCCGGCTTGCGGTAGCATTTGAGAAAATACGGCGCCCATGCGGGATCAGGCGCTTTGGCCGGTTCCTTTGGCGCCAGTGCGGTGACACCTTGCGCCCGGTGCCGTCGCCACCGCAATATGGTGCTGCGGGACAAAACCTGCTTGCCGGCCTGTCCGCCGTATCTGGCGTTGGCGATCGGAATCAGCACCTGGATTTGCTCCGGCAAGGTGCCCGCCTGGGCATTGGCCACGATCTTCTTAATGGCCTTGTTGAGCCCGATTTGATCCGCCAGTTGTCCCACCAGGTTAAGAATGGTGCACCTGGCATCCATCGTATCCCGCTGCCATCTGGCCAGCGTTGCCGGCGCCGGAAGCGGCTCTTCCGGGGTGACGGCGGGGTAGGTTTCGGATGCTGTGGTGAGCACAAAATGGGACGGCGCATCTTCTGCCGCCGCAAAAATCAGCGCCTCCCGTGTTTCCTCCGGCAGGCTTCCGATGTTATATTCCCGTCCGCCGCCCCGGCCTTGGCGTTGGCGGTGCTGCCAGTTTTCGCGTTTGGCTTTTTGGATGACCCCTTGAATGGTGCCTGGCATTTTCGGCTGGTGAATGAGCTCTTTTGCCGTAAACCACTCCTGGCGTTCGATTTCTGATAGATTCCGCATAAATCAGAGCACTCCACCGAATACCCGGGCATAGGTCTGTTCGCATTCTTTTACAAATCTGGCCGAAAGGGTCCCGGTCGCTTTGTACCGGTTCAGGTGATCGATACAGTCGTTGCACTTCCGGATCAGGCCAGATTTCCCCTTCTCGAAAGGCATTTCCTTTATTTTTGCCAGCAAGGCATTCAGTCTTTCGATGGCGTCATGTTTTTCCATGCCTATTCCTCCAGCTCCTTGAGCAGCAGTTGCCGACGGCGTTTGCGATCTTTCGCCGCCCGGATCAGTTCGTCCTCCTTCTGGATCTCGGCCCGCAACGCGTCCGGGCCGGGCAGGACGAACAGCCCCACCAGTTCACCCATGATGACCAGGGGGCTGTTGTCCTGTGTGACGTGACAGAAGGCGGGCAGGTATTGGGCGGGGATGTGGCGGCCGTTTCTGCCGCCGGCAGCGTCGGAATGGCGCGTCCAGGAGTAGATCTGCTCGGCCGTGATCGTCTCGTTCAACAGGTGGCTCATCTCTCCGGCGATCTGGTGCACCGAAAGCGGTGCCCCCTTAATTGCCGATCGGAGCGATTCCCGGAGCCGGTCGGTGCAGAAAAAGGCGCCGCCCTTCGGTTGGGCCGATTCCGCGGCCTCAGCCTTGGCCCGGTTGAGGTAATCGAAAATCGTTAGCTGTTTGTCGTCTATTTTTTTTGACTTTTTAGACATTGACACACCCGGACGATAGAGTTTAGAATCGTGCTGATTTTCGATGGTTACGTTTATCCGAAATACCGCCTTCTAAATACTCGTAACGCAGGCGTTCCCGCTTTTCACCGGCCTGTCGTTCGATCTCTTTTTCGATGAGTTTTAGAATAAAGTTGTCAGCGGTCTCGCCCCACACCTGGTAATACTTCAGCCCCAGGTAGTCGGCGATGTCCTGCCGAATGTGCTCCCAGGTCCGGGTGCCCTTGATCACCTTCTGCACCGAATGGTACCCGCGCCCGATCTCATCGGCCATGCGCGGAATGCCGATCCCTCGGATTCTGAGGAGTTTTTGGAGGTTGTTCATTTATTCACCATCAATTTGAAAGGATGACCAATGGATGATTTTGAAAAAACCATTGCTTCAAGACCCTTATGTTGCCCAGGTGTTGACCCTGGCCAGCCAGATGCGCCTTGAAAAGAAAGCCAAGGGTGTTACAAGTTCCAGTGACCAGATCGAAGACGCTATTTACGAGATTCGGAATCAGAAGCTGCGCGTGCTGCGGTCTCGGACTCAAACTCAATGAAATCCGGGTTGATCACATCGATTCGGTGCGTTGTTTTGATAATCAGTTTCGCCTGATTAAGAACGTGCTCGGCCAGGCCGAGCGGCAGGCCGTCCAGCATTCGGATGACGCTGGACGCTAATCTTGTTGACCTGGGCATCGGTAAGCTCTGGGGAGGCGTTTTTTCTTTCTTGATCTGTCATGTTCGACTCCTCTCTTTTTTTGGGTGGTTGAATCTATGAAATAAGTAAGTATGGACAAACCGTATACGTAAAATTTTACTGCGTCAACTAAAAAATTACTGTTTAAAGTTTATAAAACATTCTTCTTTACGGTTTTCAATATAAACACTTGTAAACTATAAGGATATACAACATTAAACCGCGTTATATAGTTTTAAAGTTCATTTTAAAGTTCGTTAATCAAACTTTAAACATACTATAAGGATATTCCGATGGGGATTGGGAAACGACTTAAAGAAGTTAGAGGCGATACAATCCAAAAAGATTTTGCCGCAAAAATCGGAGTAAGTCTTGGAGCAGTCCAAAAATGGGAATATTCAGATACTCCACCAGGTGGAGAAGCATTAAGGAAGATCTATGAAATATTTGGCATAAATATCAATTGGCTGCTCTCAGGTGATGGCCCTAAACACAAACAAGACGTTATGGATGAGAAGAAGCCCGACGAAAGCTACTTTGACATGGTGCCGATGGCTGTGGCCCGGCTCAATGCCGGCGGCGGCAGCGTGGTGATATCAGAAGGATTCAAGGAGTCTTATGCATTCCGGAAAGAGTGGGTCAGCCGAATTGCCACCGGCCGGAAAAAAATCTTTCTCATGCAGGTCGAAGGCGACAGCATGCAGCCCACGATTTACGAAGGCGACACGGTAATGATCGACCAGGGCCGCACCGACATCCGCACCGGCCGCATATACGCCATCGGTGTCGGCGACACCATCATGGTCAAGCGCCTGGAACTCTTACCGGACACCACCATCAAGATCCGCTCCGACAACCAGGCGTACGACCCTTATATAACAGACGCCAGTAACATTCGCGTCATCGGCCAGGTCATCTGGTTTGCACGGGAACTGGTAAAGCTGGTAATCAAAGAATAACTTAAAGGAGGGAGGGTTAAAATGGCGGAGCCTGAATTGTTTGCAAAAGGCATTAACGGGCAATTAGCGCTTTATTCAAACAAACTCTGTATTCTAAGGAAAGGTTTTACAAGCGTGATGTCCCAGGGCTTAAAAGGGGAGAAATCCATACTCCTTTCCTCAATTTCATCCATTCAGTTAAAAAAAGCAGGCCTGCTCACCAACGGATATATCCAGTTCTCATTCATGGGCGGCCAAGAAGCAAAGGGCGGTATATTCCAGGGCGCAGCGGACGAAAACACGATACTGTTCAGAAAAAAGCAGCAGGCGGCCTTCGAGGAGATCAAGAACCAGATTGAGAATCGCACCGCCTCAGAAGCCCCGTCAGGAAAAACATCTGATGCCGATGAACTTACAAAGTTCGCTGCCCTCCGCGACAAGGGCATTCTCACGGAAGAAGAATTCCAACAGAAAAAAAAGCTGGTCCTTGGTCTCTAA